AGGGAGTTCGATTCTCTCTGCCCGCTCCACATTTGAGAATAATATGATTTTAAATAGAAATGATGCTTTATATGCGGCAAATGTATTTGTAGATTATTTTGCCAGTTTCGGTAGAATTGATGATTACTTACGAAAAGTTAAGTTAGAAAGAATGTCTAACTATCCAACATCTTTGCCCGGCATGGGCCCTCAAGATGATATGTTCAATGATTTTTCTATACACCCAAATGACATGGAGTTTGAATGTCGTGAGGTATCAAATGAAATATTTGTAAACTATCTGGAAATTGTTACTTCTCATGCAGTAGAATTATCAGTGCCCGGCAAATCTATCAAGTGGGTGGTCTATGAAAAGAATTCCGGCCAGATTGCTGGGTTTATTCGGTTAGGTTCGCCTACTATAAACTCTAAACCACGCAACATGTTTCTAGGTAAACCACTAGATACAATGAACAAAGAAGTAATGAAACGATTTAATGACTCGACTATCATGGGATTCGCTATTGTTCCAACTCAACCATTTGGATTTAATTATCTTGGTGGTAAGTTACTTGCATCAATCTGTTGTTCACATCTAACTAAAGATGCACTTAATAAGAAGTATGGCGGCCCATTCTGCATGTTTGAAACAACAAGTCTTTATGGAACTACTAAATCTTCATCACAATATGATGGTATGAAACCATTTTTACGACACAAGGGTGAAACTATATCTGACTTTGCTCCACTAATCAATGACGAAAATTTTCGTAGATTGAATGATTGGTTTAAGGAAAAGAATGACGGACAACCTTTGATAGATAAATTTGCATCTTCACGCAAACTCAAGACACAAACCAAGATGATAGCTATTATCAAGGCTTCTCTTAAAGGTGTAGATGATGTTGCTTATAACAAATTTGTAAAAACCTATATTGATGCAAAGGGATTAACTGAACAAAAAAGATCATACATGTCTGATTATGGATATGAAAATGTAAAAGAATATATGAATATGGAAACTGATGTATTACGCAAAAAAGATAACTTTGATCGTTATTCTTTTGATGGTGTAGTAGATTGGTGGAGAAAGAAAGCTGTTAATCGTTTTGAAACTTTAAAGAGTGATGGAAGATTAAGAAAAGAGTTAGAAACTTGGAATATGAATGCTAGCGAAATTGATATTATTAGATGAGGATAGTATGAAAAGATTATTAAAAACAGTTCATGTAGAGTATTTTGAAGAGCTTGAAGGCGATGAGCGATTCATTCGTGTAGAAACGAAAACAGAAAAACACTTTTGTAGCGATTTGTTACCTACGCACAGACCAACTAAATCTACTAAAGTAGAGTACATATAATGCCTAAAATTTTTAAATCTTCTAGTAATACCCACACAACTGTGTCAAAGAAAACTTCTATTGGCAGAGGAAATTTAAAAACATCTTCTATGAACAAAAACAAAAAGCGTTCATATAAAAAATATCGTGGACAAGGTTAAAAACCTATTGACATTGCCTCGGATATGTGAGATAATGACTACATAAGATAAAAAAGGAATAATAAGCGGACGTAGTATAAAAGTATTACGATTAGTTTCCAACTAGTAAAAGGTGGTGCATTACCATCCGTCCGCTCCACCTTTGGTTTGAACTTTCACTATATTATAACTCAATCAGAGGATGGCTCAATTGACGAACCAAACAATAGAACGGACAGCACTCAGTAATTTAGTAAGTAACGAAGAATACTGCCGAAAGGTATTACCTTTTATCAAAGCAGATTACTTTGCTGTTAAAGAAGAACGAGTTGTCTTTGAAGAAATTACAAGCTTTGTTGATAAGTATCGAAAGATGCCAACAAAGATTTCTTTGGAAATTGAAGTAGAATCCAGACAAGATTTAACCGAAACTGAACATAACAAAATTGTGGAAATTATCAAGACACTTGATTCCACAGATGTTGATATGGATTGGTTGGTAGATACTACTGAGAAGTTCTGTAAAGACAAAGCAATCTATAATGCTATTGTAGATGGCATCTCTATTATTGATGGTAAAGATAAGAATCGTGGTGCAGATGCTATACCTAGTTTACTTACAGACGCACTTGCAGTATCTTTTGATAATGCTGTAGGACACGATTATTTTGACGATAGTGCCTCAAGATTTGATTTCTATCACAAGATAGAAGAACGTATACCATTTGACCTAGAGTTTTTCAACAAAATTACCAAAGGTGGATTACCACAGAAAACATTGAATATCGCACTTGCTGGTACAGGTGTTGGTAAATCTTTGTTTATGTGTCACATGGCTGCAAACTGTTTATCACAAGGTAAGAATGTATTATACATTACTCTAGAAATGGCAGAGGAACGCATCGCAGAACGCATTGATGCGAATCTATTGAATGTTTCTATGGAAGACTTGCATGATCTACCAAAGACTATGTTTGAAGACAAGATTAAAAAGATACAGAAAAAGACTAATGGTCAACTTATCATTAAAGAATATCCAACTGCATCTGCTCACTCTGCACATTTTCGTGGATTGATTAAAGAGTTATCTATCAAGAAGTCATTTAAACCAGATATGATTTTTATTGATTACTTGAATATATGTGCATCATCTAGATTGAAGGGTGCATCACAGGTTAATTCTTATACATACATTAAATCAATTGCAGAAGAACTTAGAGGTCTTGCAGTTGAAACAAATGTTCCAATCATGTCAGCAACACAAACAACAAGAAGTGGCTTCGGTTCAACAGACATTGGACTTGAAGATACATCTGAATCGTTTGGTTTACCAGCAACAGCAGATTTCATGTTTGCTCTCATCTCCAATGAAGAACTTGATGCCCTCAATCAAATTGTAGTCAAACAACTCAAAAACAGATACAATGACCCTACTATGAATAAAAGATTCGTTTTAGGTATTGACAGAAGTAAAATGAGATTGTATGATGTAGATAATAAAGAACAAGAGGATTTGGTAGATAGTGGTCAAGATGATGAACCAGTATTTGACAAAGGTAAATTTGGAGCTAAATTTAAAGATCACAAGTATGATGGGTTCAAGGTTTAACCTCTTATAAATAGTACATAAATATAAACTATATGTAAATGGAGAACTTGAATGTTAAGAAAGTTTGTTCGTCAAGTCAAAAGACCGATTCAAGAAAATAAAGTCGCACCAATAGATAAGGTTCAAGATTATTTATTTGAGCTAACTGTTACTCCACATTATCAACAAAAAGGTGTATATAATCCTTATTACACTTTAGATATTGATGTCGAAAAAGATATAAGACCAACTATAGGTACAGGCGAAATAAAATTTCAAAATGTTTTAAAAGGTCAAGGTAAACTTTTAAAGTCGTATGGGAAAGGAAAGTTTATTTTCCAAATAGTAGTTGGTGATATACCTACAGAATATTTTATAACCACACCTAAAAAACCATATATTATTGGACACTTAGGAATGAAAAGTAGAAAGAGTGCAACTGCATCATCTGATGTAAACGAATTTTTATCTTTATATTTTATTAAACACCCAAATTTTACTGATGCAAAAACTTTTATGATAGAGATTTCTAAACTTGGTGGAGATACTGGTATTTTAGCATCTGGTGGAGTTGTTACTTACGAAGATTTAAATGCACTTTTAGATATAGATGAATCTGCTGAAAGAGATATACTTATTGGTTATAATAATTCTAAAGCTGTTGTTCAAGATTTAAATTCAAGAAAACTTATATGGAAAGTATTACATTGGGTGCCTCAAGCAAAGCCTGGTGGCATAAGAAGAAACAACCCTTCAGATATTGTAATAGAGTTAGATGATGGAAGTTATATTGGATACTCTAATAAAATAAGTTCTGGCAAAGATGCAACTCCTAAACTTAATACTGGAATTTGGTCTGCTTACAAAAAACTAGAAGATATGACACAATTAAAAAACATTGAACAGATGATTGATAAATCTTGGAATGATGCAGCTGGTAAAATAAAACCAAAAACTAAAAATGCATTTCAATCATTAAGAAGATTTAATATTTCTAGAGAGGGATTTAGTGAAACTACTTCACAAGAAAAATTTTCTGTACTTGCTAAAGAATTTAAAAAAGATGGCTTAAACTTTTTTACTGATGATATGTATTATCCTTTCAGAAATAATTTAATTTCTTCTTTTTCAAAGTATTTAAAAAATCCTATTAATATGAAATATCTTATGAATACAGTTGGTATATACACATATGATGACCCAAATGAAACACCATGTCCATATAAATTACTCATAGGTTCTGAAAAAGGTAGTAAGTTAAAAGAAGTTGTTTCTGATGATTCTCATAGACAAATATTCTTTTCTCAAAATTCAAGAGATTTTGCTGGAATAAATATAAAATATGATAATAAAAGCCAATCATTTAAAGCAGGATTTGTTTATGCACCATTAAAACTTAAAGTTACATTTCCAATGACACTACGAACTAGAGCTGCTGGTGGTTGGGGTGGAAAAAATCTTTATATGACAACAAGTGGATTTAAAATAAAATGATTAGTTTCGCACAATTAGACGAAGATAAGGGTGGTAAGAATTTACACCTAGAGCATCTGGAAGATGAAATCATTAACTATGGAGTTGATGGTGGTAGAGCTGCAATCAACTTCCTACGTT